ATATATTATGGCTAACGGAAATACATCCCCCAGTCGTGTAGGTCTTATTGAAGGCGGTTCTGATAACGATGCTTTGTTTCTCAAGAAGTTTTCTGGAGAGATTTTGCAAACCTTTGAAGAGTCCAATATCTTTAAACCACTACACACAATCAGAACCATCGAGTCTGGTAAATCAGCACAGTTCCCTGTAACAGGTATCGCTTCTGCTTCTTACCACACTCCTGGTGAAAACATCGCAGACGGAGGTAACAGCTACCTCAGCGACATCAAGAAAACTGAGAAGATCATCACCATCGATAAGATGCTTGTTGCTTCTACTTTCTTGGCTAACATTGACGATGTAAAGAATCACTACGACATTCGTTCAGTATACGCTAACGAGTTGGGTAAAGCACTTGCTGTTCGTTTCGACACTGCTCTTGCTAAAGTGTTCATCGCTGCTGCTCGTACCGGAGCTAACTTGACTCAAGTTGGTAAAGGCGGAAGCATCCTCGACATCAGTGCTAACACCTTCGTTAACTTCGGAGACGCTAATTCTGACGCTGGTGATCCTACTGGTGCTGAGTTGGTAGCTGCTTTGTTTAGTGCTGCTCAACGCATGGACGAACACGATGTTCCTAGTGACGGTCGTTTCTGTGTATTGCGTCCTCAAGAGTACTACAAGCTTATCACTGGTGCTGACGATTCCAACAGCTTCTCTCTTACTTCTGCTATCAATAAAGATATCGGAGGAGCCGGAAGTCTTGCTGCTGGTAACATTCCACAGATCGCTGGTATCAGCATCTTCAAGTCAAACCACATCCCATCAACTGACCTCAGCGGTACTTCTACTGGCGATGGTGAGTCTAACAACGATGTGTTTGGCGGAAACGGAGTAGGATACAACGGAAACTTCACCACCACTAAAGGTATTGTTTCTCATTCTGCTGCTGTTGGAACTGTTAAACTGCTTGATCTTGCTACCGAATCTGAGTATCAGATCGAGCGTCAAGGTACGCTTTTTGTTGCGAAGTATGCTATGGGTCACGGAGTTCTCCGTCCAGAGTGTGCTATCGAATTGATCGCATAACCTGTTTTCTCTCGGTGTTGGGAGGTCTGTGATTCGTTCCGCTCCCTCCATCGGGATTACTTTTTTATACACATCATGGCACTGACGACTAAACTAGAAGCTGTAAACATTATCATCTCTGTTATAGGAGAAGCACCCGTTAACACAATTACAGGTGTCAGTCTGCCAGTCACAGCTATACAAGCTATATCCACACTGGATGAAACAAGCAAAGCCGTACAGTCGGAAGGATGGCATTGCAACACAGAACATGAATACGAACTTACTCCTGACTCAGTAACAAGTAAGATCACACTTCCACAAAACACTTTGAAGTTTGACCTTGATCCTTTGTTATACACTGACAGTGATCCCGTACAAAGAGGTCTTAAACTATACGACAGAAAGAACCACACTGAGATATGGACCAAGAGTGTAAAAGGTTCAATAACTTTTGAATTAGAATTTGAGGACTTGCCGGAACAGTTGAGACATTATATCACTGTTAAGTCCGCTCGGGTATTTGCTAATCGATTCATAGGCACTCGTGAGATAGAAGGGTTTACCCTTAGAGAAGAAATAGAAGCGAAAGCCCGTGCAATCGATAGCGATTCCGAGAATGCCGACAGAACAATCTTTGACCACTACAGCGTACTTAGAGTATTAGATAGATAAGCGATGCCTCTGGTAGTAACAAGCGTTCCTAACCTCGCTCAAGGGGTATCTCAACAACCTGATAATCTTCGTTATCCTGGTCAATGTGACGAGCAAGTAAATGCTTGGGCTACTGTTGTTGAGGGATTGGTAAAGCGTCCTAATACAAGATGGGTAAAAGAGTTTAATAGTGGTTCTGTTACAGGAGCATCTAATCTATTCACCCACTTTGTAAAGAGAGACGAGAGTAACAAGTACTGTGTACAGGTATCGTTGGGTGGCGGTACTCCTACAGTTGGTGTTATTAACTTATCGTTAGGCACTAGCATACCAGTAGCTACTACATCTATTGCACAGAGTTACCTAAATGGTATAACAAATCCGTTAGCAGACCTACGAGCTTTAACAGTAGCTGACTATACATTTATTGTTAACAAGAAGAAGACGGTAGCTAAAAGCGATAGTGCTATTCATTTAAGTGCTACACCTGAAAAGGAAGCTTTAATAAGTGTTAAGTTAGGAGACTACGAAAAGGGATACAGTGTATATATTAACGATAGTTTAGTACCTTTAGCTTCTACTATTGCGGCCAACCCGCATTCATACACACATCACGGACACCAAGAAGCTACATATATTAGCGGTCCTGGTTCTGGAACAGGTGCGGGTAAATACGCTGATACTGAATACATAGCGAAGGATTTATACGAATGTATAGAGGAAGAATATGCTAGTGGACCCACTACAGGTATATCAGCTGTTAATATTACAGCTAGTACAGGCACTGGATGGTTTCAGAATCTAGCAAATGATTTAATAATTGACGGTCCTACTAAAATTACTTTCTTTGTAAGTCAGACTGTAGGAGGGGTTGTAAATAGGTCTGCTTACGGCTTTGCTGATTTTGATGAGAACGGTACTATTACTAGTGCTACAGTTGTTAACAGTGGTAGTAATTACAATACAGACCAAGTTACATATCCTATCACCGTTGTGTTTAGAGGTTTGTATAGACAAGGCTCTATAAGCTGGAAAGTATTAGCTAACAGTTTCTACTCATCACTACCTACTCAGCCTACATACACGGTAACAACCGCTTCATTAAGTGCTTTTGAAGTAGAGCGTGAAGGTTCTGTTATAAAAGTAAGACCAGGTGATAGAGACTTTAGAATAAGAGTTGAGGATGGGCTTGCTAATCAGGGACTTGGTCTAGCGTACAAAGAAGTAGATAGCATAGTAGATTTACCTAAGAGTTGTTTTAATAACTTCACTATCAAAGTAAAAGGTGATGCTGATATAGACCAAGATGATTACTATGTTTACTTCAAAGTTAAAGATGGTTCTAATTTTGGAGAAGGTGCTTGGGTAGAGACAGTTGGTTGGAATAAAGATGACAGTGAGGCAGAAGTACTAACAGGTATAGAGACTAAAGTAAAAGCAGACACTATGCCTATCACTCTTGTTCCTGTGTTTACAGGTAGTGATATAACATCTTTTAAACTACAGACTCCACAAGAAGATCAATTTAATACTGTTGTATCTCCTAACGAAGTAGGGTGGAGAACTAGGAAAGCAGGTGACGACAACACCAATCCATTTCCATCCTTTGTAGGTAGTACGATTAACGATGTCTTCTTCTTTAAAAACCGCTTAGGATTCCTGACAGACAGTGCTGTTGTGTTTAGTGAAGCAGATGAATACTTTAACTTCTTCCGTACTACTACTCAGCAGTTGTTAGACAGTGCTCCAATAGATGTAGGACTTAGCCATACAAAGGTAGCAGTTCTTCAACACGCTCTGCCGTTCCAAGAGAAGCTGATGTTATTCAGTGATAACTCACAGTTCGTACTTAGAGGGGCAGATGTGTTATCTCCAAAGACGGTAGCAATATCTCCGGTTACTGAGTACGACATATCGGACGGTATCGCTCCGCTTGCACTTGGTCCTTATATCTACTTCCCATTTAATCGTGGACAGTTCGAAGGAATGTTTGAGTACTTTGTTGATAACAACACTGAGGTATTTGAAGCAGAAGAGATAACATCACAGATTCCAAAGTACATACCATCAAGTATTAAACGGATGGCTGGATCAGCCTCTGAGTCGATGGTGTTGTTACAAGACGATACAAATCAAAACTTGTTGTATGTATATAAGTACTTCTGGAGCGGTAAAGAAAAGATACAGAGTGCTTGGCAGAAGTGGGAGTTTGACGACAATGTTACAGGCTTTGACTTTATAGACAGCACACTTTACTTGATACTTGACGGTAAGACTTTAGTAGAGATGCCTGTTGAGAATGCTCTGACAGATGAGGGATTGGACTATACATTGTTATTAGATAACAGAGTGGATGGATCAGTACCTACCGTTAGCTACGACTCGCTTACTAACAGAACTACTATATCTAGCCTACCTACTGGTTACGGAGCTACTGTTGATAATATGACAGTGTTTACAAAGGGTGGATCAGAACGCAATGTAGTTGCATCTAGTAGTGGTACATCTGTTGAGATCGAAGGATTCCTAGCTAGTTATGTTACATACAGTGGTACGATCTATAAATGTACAGAGACTCACACCTCCTCATCATCTGACACACCAGGAGTAAGCAGTAAATGGCAGGTGTCTACTGATGTACCGTCTGCTCCTACTTGGTCTGATGAGGGTGTGTTGTACAATAAAGATGATTACTTCGTAGTAGGTAAGTTGTACAATATGTTGTACAAGTTCTCCAATCAAGCACTGAAGCAACCAACAGAAAGAGGAGGACGCAGTGCATCTGATTACACCTATCAAACAATCCGTAACGCTAGTATAGAGTACGCAGATACCGGACACTT